AAACCACTCTGGCTTGATGCACCGCAACTGCCACAGCCTGCCCTGTGGGATGGTCTGCCACTGGTGCACAGCGCCCCTGCTGATGCCCAGCAAACGGGCTAGCCGCGCTTGGGAGCCTGCCAGAATGATCGCCTCGTATTTCGTCATGGGTGCATTTTAGATCAAAGTCAAGTTTAGTGAACATTGGGGTTTTCCCTAGTGTGCAACTGTTTAGGTGGCTGTACAGTCTACCCATGCCGCTGTATCGCGGTCTAACCAGGAGTGATGATGTCTTACACAAGTTTCAGTCTGACAGACCCGCCAAGTCTGCGGCCCAATGATGCACCGGAACGAATTTATGGGTGGCTTGACAGCCAGCTATCAATTGCCCGCCACTACGGCGGCATAACGTACAACGGGTGCGAATATGTCATTGACTACAACGATCCGCAGGAACCGCTAGTTCGGAAAGACCCTAAAAAAGGGAAAAGCAAATGAAATATTCAGTAACCGAACAACAGTTTAGGCAATTGTTGACAGTTGCTAGGCTCTTTGAGCTGGCTTACCCATATCCGGAGGCAGAAAAATGAGCAAGCACACACCGGGGCCGTGGCATGTATCTGAAGAGTGGGACGGTACGTCAATCAAGGCTGGACAGTTTTACGTTACGCACACCATTCAATCGTGCGGTTTTCATCCAGACGATGAAGACAAAGAAATCACACAATCCAACGCCCGCCTGATCGCCGCCGCGCCTGATCTGCTGGAGGCCCTTATTGTCATGGTAGACAATTTTGGTTCTACGTCGTCTGATGATGTTCACGGTCTTGGTGAAGCTAGAGCCGCCATTACCAAAGCAACAGGAGAAGCGAAATGAACGAAGCAATGAAACGCGCGTGGCTTGAAATCAGCGCAACGATTGAAGAGCCAACAGAAGAAGACCTGACGCGGTTTCTTCGAACCTGGGCTGCCGCACTGCGGGCAGCGGAGGAACAAAAATGAACAAGTGGCATAAAGGCCCGCCGCCGTCTATTGGCTGGTGGCCTGCAAGCTCCGAACAAGACGCCAACGCAATTCGTTGGTGGAACGGAAAGTTTTGGAGCTGCCCAGCGTATCACTTCGACACCGCACATTCGGCGTCAATTCTGGCAGAAATGCGGAGTGAGCAATCAAACATTAAATGGACAGACCGGCCCGAGTGGTGGCTTGAAAGGTCAAAAACATGAAAAAGATTGACTACTTTTTCCCTCGCAACGCAGTAGTTCTTACCGGCGTTACATTCGTCTCGATATGTATCTCTGAAATGCAGGGGAAGATATATCCGGGATACGAGTGGGGGCTCATTGCATCGGCCGGCGCGTTTGCAGCGTCTGTATTGTGGGCCATCGGATGTATTGTGTGGAATGCGTGGAGGAGCAAGACATGACCGACAAACAATTACTGAAAGACGCGGCGAAGGCAGCGGGCATCAAGCTGGTGTTTGATTCCTACGGCTTGCCACGCGACTGCACTGGCATGGAGCCGGCCATGAACATCTTTTCTGCCAAGGTCTGGAACCCTATCGACGACGACGGCGATGCACTGCGGTTGTTGGTGAAGTTGCGCATTAGTGTTTGGGTTGATTCGTCGGATGCCTGTTGTTCTTGGGTGCCCGAAGGTCAGCACCCATTTTCAGAGGGCATGGAGCAATTAGCAGAGGAAATTACTAACGGTGATCCCTACGCCGCAACCCGCCGCGCCATCGTCAAAGCTGCGGCTGAAATTGGAAGGAGCAAGACATGAGCATCGAAGCAATGAAGCAGGCGCTTGAGGCGCTGACGCGCATTTGGGAGGACGGGCTTGAGAACTTCCCAGAATCTGGACATGACGCAGCCATCACAGCCCTCCGAACCGCCATCAAGGCGTCTGAGAAGCAGGAGCCGCTTGGTTACTGGAACGCTGTTGAGGGGTGGGTTGAGTTGCCGGAAGAAGCGCACAAGCCAGCACAGCCCAAAACAACCCCAAAGTGGCCGCTCAAACAGCAGTGGGTAAACAGGCGCGGCCATGTGGTGTGGCGCGATGTTTTTGAGGGGAACATGAAATGTGCCTTGGATGAAGCGATTGCTGCACATACACAAGCGGTTTTTGTTGATGAAGGCGATGCAAAAGAGTATTGCACCTTTAAAAATACCACTCCACCAACAGCACATCCAGCACCTGTGCAGGAGCCGATGGATCGTGAAGCATATATGGCAATCCGTGAGGCGCGTGAAAATGCGTCTGAGGATGCTTACTTTGCAGCAAGACCCGAGCATGACAAAGACTTAAATCGCATGATGTTTCGTTGCGGTTTTTATCGTGGGTATGCCCACACCCCACCCGCAGCACCGCGGGAGCCTGACGACAGCTTTGACATTGATGGCAAGGACGCCGCATACGCACTCGAAGCCATTCTGCAACGCGCCGGAGAGGGCGCGACAGTTGGACACGTGATTGCACTACTTGAAAATCTGGCAAAGCCAGAGCAAGAGCCGGTCGCTTGGGCTAAAGAGTACGCCGCCATCAATGAGTTCTACGGCAAGCAAACTGCCGACAGAAGCGGATTGTCACTGATGCGCCATATCGACGACGGACTGCACATTCTGACGCTCAATGGAGCAAGCGATACGGCTAAGGCTGCATTTTGTTTGCACCCGCTTGTCCAAAATAGTGAGGTCGTCGATGTGTCTTGGTCGCCTGCTTATTCACTGGCCTGCGAATACAAAGGCAAGGCAAACGCTCATCTGTGCAGGCCCGACACAGACTGGGTTTCAAGTGTAGGCGATGTGCAGTCAATCGTTGGTGAAATGACGGATGACTGCCGCGCCATGCTAATTGCGGACAAGCGGCAAAACTACGGCGACTTCATTGCAGCGCACTACGGTAAGCACTCACGAAGCAAAGAGTTGGATCGATATTTCCGATTGTGGATTGCATATCTTGAAGGTTACACCACCCCACCCAAAGCACAGCGCCAGTGGGTTGATCTGACGGATGAGGAAATACTTGAGGCTGCTGGCATTGATGGTGCAGATACATGGCTTTTTGAGACTGCTTACGCCATCGAAGCCAAACTTAAGCAAAAAAACATAGGGTAAGTCCCTATTCCACACTGTCTAGTGGTCTATACAATCATCGCATGCCCTGGCACTTCGCTGGGGTCTTTTAGGGGGGAAAATGAGTATTGAAAACCTGCTCAAGACTAACGTCAACGAGCATACCGAGAAGAAGTCCAACCTGACCTACTTATCGTGGGCTTGGGCCTGGGCAGAAGCGCTGAAAGCTGATCCAGCCGCCACATTCAAGGTGGAGACATTCAAGCGCGATCAGTACACCGAAGAGCCGTTCATGACGCTGCCAGGAGGCACTGCGCTGGTCTGGGTCACCGTGACGATCTTTGGCAAGCCCATGACCTGCCAGCTTCCAGTTATGGATCACCGCAACAAGGCGATCCCCAACCCGGATGCCTTCCAGGTCAACACCGCCATCATGCGCTGCATGACCAAAGCACTTAGTCTGCACGGCCTGGGTCTGTACATCTACGCCGGGGAAGATTTGCCTGAGGGTGATCGGCCTGACATTACAGACCACCTGGCAGCTATTGAGGCAACAACCACGGGCGAGGAACTGCAAGCGGTCTACAAACAGGCGTATGAGTCTTGCCAGGGCCATCAAGACCTTATCAAGAGGGTGATTGATGCCAAGGCCGCTCGCGTGGCCCGCGCCAAGCAGGAGAAAGCAGCATGAGCGACAACACAGGAGGGTACGCCTTCCCGCACACCAACCATCACGGACACAAACTAGAAGGCATGACCCTGCGCGAGTACGCCGCGATCAAGCTCAAGGTTCCGGACAGCGGCACCGTTTGGCTGGACGAGATGATTGCCCAGTCCTTGCGCGATGAGGTGGCGGCCAAGGCAATGCAAGCACTGATGTCTCGTCCAGAACACGCTCATTTTGCTGGATCAGCTCACTATGCCCAGGCGTCTTATGTAATGGCCGACGCAATGCTGAAAGCGAGGGAATCATGAACAGAGACGACATCATCAATATGGCCCGTGAGGTTGACATTGACTGGCACAGGCACTGGAATGACGATGAGTCAAATCGACTTAAACGCTTCGCCGCCCTTGTCGCCGCAGCCGAGCGTGAGTCGTGTGTAAAGATGTTTGATGGCAAGGTTGGACAAGCTTATTTGCGTGACATTGCCGCCTTCATCCGAGCAGGGGGGACGAATCATGGATGAGTGGACTTTACTCTTGTGGTTCTTGGCTGGAATGTTCGTTGGGCAGCACATAACAATCTCATACTCGCAAGCGTACCGCAACTCCCGCAACATGATTGACACGGCTATTGCAAGGGAGCGCGAGGCGTGTGCAAAGCTGTGTGATGAGTTGCAGGACTACCCAACAGTTGAAGCCCGCCATTGTGCTGAGGAAATTAGAGCAAGGGGACAAGCATGATTAAGCAACAAACAGAAGAATGGCACAAGCAGCGGTTGGGCAAAGTGACGGCCAGCAACTTGCATAAGGCTCTTGCCAAGACAAAGACGGGTTACGGTGCTGATCGTGGTCACTACATGACCCAGCTCGTGCTGGAGCGCATCACAGGCCAGATAGCAGATGGTTACACCAATGCGGCAATTCAGTGGGGCATCGAGCAGGAGCCTTTCGCTAGAGCCGCATACGAGGCTTATAGAGGCGTTCTGGTTGAGGAAGTAGGCTTTATCCCTCACCCGACGATTGAGATGGCTGGAGCCTCTCCTGATGGGCTTGTCGGGGACGATGGCATGGTCGAGATCAAGTGCCCAGAGTCTGCGACATTTTTAGATGCATTGATGTTGCGAACCATACCGGGCAAGTACCACGCGCAGATGCAGTGGCAGATGCGCTGCGCTGGCCGGCAGTGGTGCGATTACGTTGTGTATGACTCGCGCTTCCCGCAAAAGTTGCAACTTGTCATTATTAGGGTAAATCCTGTTGACGAGTGGTTAAAAAATGCGGAAACTGAGGTCATCAAGTTCTTGGCAGAGGTAGATGAAAAAGTGAAAGCTCTTAAACAAAGGATGGAATCATGAGCAAAATTTTGAAGGAAATTTCGTGTGTCACGGGCGAGTACAAAAACGCCCAGGGCGAAGTCAAGAAGCGGTACAACCGCATTGGCAGCATCATTGAGACCAAGAATGGCCCGATGCTCAAGATCGACAGCATCCCGCTAAAAGAAGGCGGCTGGGACGGTTGGGCGTACATCAACGAGCCGAAGAAAGAAGATGTTCAGGCCCGGCCAGTGCGTCAAGCAAGGCCTGATTTTGACGAAAACCTCCCTTTTTAGTCATGCGGCACGCCAACATCAACAACAGCCCCAGGCTGCTCAGAACGCTTAAAGTTCTGAGAAAAAACACGGAGCTAACAACTTTGGAGATCATACAAAAAGCCCGTGTATGTGCCGTCAGTGCAATCATTTCAGAGCTGCGGCAAAACGGCTACAGCATTTCCTGCAAACGCAGGGGCAACGATTGGTTTTACAAACTGGAGAATTGACATGAATGCGTATAAGCAAGTAAAAGCAGGCGAGCAAACAGTATATGTCTCGCCAAGGCCCACCACCACCGGAGGCGTGTGGCTGTCTATCAACGCAATTTGCGGTTCTATGAATGCTCAGCTTAATCAAAAGCAGATGCAAGAACTTATTGAGGCTTTGCAGTCTTATGTGGCCGTTTCCGAAGTTTCCTAATCCTTTGGACATGCCTGGGCAACCGCCTGGGCCTGATAAGTTTGACCCTAGCAAGGACGACCATGACGATGCCCCTTATTGACAAGGGAGTACCTATCCCTAACCGCTTCCCTTTTTCAAAAATGGAAGTTGGCGACAGCTTTGTCATAACGACCAAGCGCCAGACCGCATCTGTTGCTGCGCGGCGCTACGGTGACAAACACGGAATGCGGTTTATTACCCGTCAGATGCCTGATGGCACGTTCAGATGCTGGAGGACAAAATGAGCATCACCGTAATGAAGCAGGCGCTGGAAGCGTTGGGAAAGTGCCGTTATCGATCACTTGCCGACGAAATTGTTGATCCAGCCATCACCGTTCTCCGCACCGCCATCGAGGCGGCTGAGAAGCAGGAGCCGGTGGCGCACTCTGTTGTGGCTGGTGCCTTGTTTGATTTCATGGGTTGGCTGACTTCACGCGATAAGCGCCTGACGCTTTCCAGCACTGACGAGGCAAGCCCTGCGGTTGAAGCCATCACAGAGTTCGCCAAGATGCGCGGCCTGCGCCTTGAGGATGCACAGGTTGAACACTGGCAAGCGATCCTCACCACCCCACCCGCAGCACAGTGGGAGCATCTGACTGATGACGAGATAGACGATGCAGATTGTGTTGAATTGGAATACATAGGATCAGGAGACTATGTGGTTAATGGCGAGTCTGTTTATAAATTTGCCATAGCCATCGAAGCCAAACTCAAGGAGAAGAACACATGACAAAACCATCAGACCTTCCGTACTTCCCCGGCAAAGAACTCGCAATAGAAGCCAGAGATCGCGGGATCAAAGCTATTGGCGTGACTGATGACATTAAAGGAGCCATGATTATTGGCCTCATCCAGATCGTGAAGGAACTGCAATACGAAATTAGATCGTTAAAGGGGCAAGCATGAATAGCGAAATCATTGCTGCCTCCATTGCTTTTGTTGTTTGGTGCTGGTTGGTTGCGGAGGTGTTGGTT